GGCAGATTGCCGGTCGCATTCGTGATGTTTCCGGATGGAGACGTGATCACGAATCCGGCTGTGCCGGAGACCGCACCGATGGCTGATTCAATATCAGACAGGTTGATCGTCCCGCCCGGTGCGCCATTGGCAAGGAACACGCCGGCAATCGCCGCCGAAATTGCGTTGCGCGTCGTCGTGCTGGACGACGAAAGCCCGGAAATCGTGAAGTTGACCGTGTTCTGAATCGGCGCGCAGGCGTAGACGAGAGCCGTGACCGGCTGAAGCGCGATGATGGCGTTCGCGACCGTTAGCTGATCGCCAGTAGCCACCGTGCCGCGCGGAACTCCGCCAGGGCCTTGATCGTTCGCAGATACGCCATTCGTACCTTGCGGGAAACCGTTGTGGGCAGCTTCGGACACGTCCATCATGAAATACACGACTACGGTCCCGGTCCCGAATCCGTTCGGCGCCACCCATGCGCGCGTGACGCCTGGGACGGCGAGCGCCCACGTCTTGTAGTCGCCTTGTGCGCCGCCCTGCGGCGATGTCTGAAACGCCGACATGACGCGGCTACTGAAAGCAGCCTGAGTCTCGACGTCGGCGCCGCCAGTGAACGCTCCCGTAGCAGTGCCGCCCGACTGAATGCCGGTAACAGCCTTGCCGAGCGTTAGTGCGGTTCCCGAATCACAGTTCCCGTTAGCGCCGGGAGTCGTGGCGGTCACTGCGACCGTCACCGACGAGCCCGATACGGTTGCGTCTGCGTTGGTCGTATACGTCACGCCATCGCCGCGAACAACCTGCGTCCCAGCGAGGATGGTTCCGGAAGATCCCGGAAACGTCACGTTGCCTGTCGCAAGATCCGCACCCTTCAGATAGGCACCCTTCAGTGCGCCCCATCCGGCGAGGTATTCATCTGTCGCTGTCCACGGTACGGCCTGCTTGGAGATCCAGTCGATATAGCCGTAGTGAAGGTGAGCAAGACCAGCCTGCACCTTGCCGGTGATCTTCAGGTTAGCGATGCGGAGCAGAGGATCTGAACCCGGCACGCTGGAGGCAATGTCGGACGCGACCTGAGTCTGCAAATCCGTCAGCAACGGTCTAGAAAACGGCATTAGCTAACCCCTTGCCACGCCCACGTAAAGGCACTCGCCACCGTGGAGCCATCCTGTTTGTATGCGACGACCTGTGCACCTAGTTCGCTTGCCTTGGTCCACTCGACCAGCACATCAAACTTAGCTACTACCCCGTCGTCGATCATCCATTGCAGCGCCTCTACGATGTAGTCGTAGGCCCGCTGCAACGTTTCCTGCGTCTGCTTCGCGCGATTCAGCAGCCAGAGACGAGAGCCAATATTCACGGTCTCGCCGGCATCGCCCCACCAGCCGCGCGGGTCGTTTGATCCGTCGGGAATGACGTCGTCTGGAGCGGCTATCCGATCGGTGAAAAGAGAGATGAGCAGGGCCGTTTGAAGATCACTGCCCGTCTCGAGCAATGCGCCGGACATGAGCCAATCTCCGCGGCTTTGATCCACCTGCCAAACGGTGCTGGTATCCAAATCAACCTCCCTCTGGCATATTCGGCCAAATCCGATTGCCCTTTTTCATGTTCTCTTTCGCCGTCAGGACCTGGAGGTTGAAGTGGTTGTGCAGCTCACAAACCGACTGGCTGCGCAAGGGAACCATGTGATCGACGTGATAAAACTCGCCGGTAACCATGCTCAAAAAATCCGCTGCGAAATAGAACTCAGCGATCTTTTCGTGGTCGGCCCATTGCGGAGTGGCGCGCATCTTTGTCGCCTCTCTGCGCACCTGAATCGCCCTGATCTTGTCGAGATTCCTCGCTTTCCACTTCCGACTCGCCGCTCTCCGCTTACTGGAGTCCTTTGCGTAATTGCGGCGAGCCCATGCCGCGATCTTTTGAGGATTAGCCGCAGCCCATCTGCGATACCTTTCCTTGGCCTTTTCGGGGTCGCGCTTGCAAGTCAAGGCTGTTTCTCTAACTTTATCGGGGTTCGCAGCCCTCCATGCCTTGTCTTGTTCGCGAATCTTTTCCCGGTTTCCCTCTCGCCATTCAGCCTTTTGCTCCCGAATCTTTTCCGGGTTATCCAGACGCCATTGCTGCAACCGGGAGTGGAGGCACCCCTCGCAATCGCCATTGCTAGCAAAACGATCGGCGTAGTGCCCTCGCGAGCATGGTTTGCCGGTGTTGTACCGTTTCGCACCTGTCAGCCTTGCGTGCGTGCGAGTTGTCGGCAGCGGTATATCCATTTCGTTCAGGCGTAAAAAAACCCGCCGAAGCGGGCTTGAGTGATTGATGCCTTGGGCCTTACTCGGTCTGGCTCGGCCCGTTGGTGTTGATCGTGCTGCCGCCCGTCTGGATATTCACAATCGGGTGCGTGTGCGTGTTGTAAATCTGGCGCATCTGGGCCATGTTGTGGCTGTTCGAGCCAGCGTTATCGATGATGTCGCCGGTCACCTCGAGCAACGGAGTCACCATGCGCACCTTCGTCGCGGCATTGATCGTCACCGTCGTGGCGTTGTTGACCGTCACGGCTTGATTCTCCGCTTCAACCACGATCCCGCCCGACGCCGTCAGGTAGACAGATTTCCCGTCCTGGCTGTAGATCATCGTCTCGCCGGGGGCGAGGTTCTTTGGCCGCGACGGCTGGTGCACCGTGCCAAGCACGACACCATTCGACCGGTCGCCGCCGAGGAAAACGACAATCGCATCGCTTCCGACTGGCGGGTTCGATGTCAGCCCAAATTCAGCGATACGTGGCGTGTTGTCGCGTGTCTCCATCGCGTTCAATTTGACCTGCATCATCTGCGCGCCGCCCGAGTCATTGACGGTCGTAACTAGCGCACGGGCGAGCGAAAGCAGAACGCGCCGTGCGACGCGCTCCAGAATTCCGTGTTGATCGGTCATTGCTGCGGGACTGTTCCGATGAGTTCGCCGAATTGCGGCTGAATAAGGACGGGCTGCGGCAGGAATGCTTCGGGCGCCATCAGCGTGAGTTCTGCGTGCGTTCCCTCAAGACCGAGGTGATACGTCACTTCGGCGATGAGGTAGCGAACCGGAACCGTGCCGGCCGGATCGCCCGCGACCTTGAGAGAAGGAATCAAAACATCGATTAACCTGTTCGGCTCCCAGAGGTTGCCATCCACATCGCGCCAGTTGTCGACCGTCAGGTGAACGACCTTTGAACGTCCCGCACGCCGCGCAATCTCCCAATCCGCGCGTTGCTTTCCGACATTCCATCCAATCTCGCCGGCCTCTGAAATGATGATCCGATTTCGAAAGCGCGTTACGTTCGGATCGGGCGCGTGATAGACGGGCTGATTGACCGCGTTCAGGTCTTGGAGGTTATTCGTTCCGATCATCGCGCATGCGATGTCAGAGAACCGCTGATCCATCGACCATTCGACCGCCGCGCTTTCCATATTCACGCCTTCCTGCACGCCGCTTGACATAGCCTGCGTGCTGGCGCGCGTGAGTAGCAACGTGCCGTCGGCGTTCTCATAGACGAGGAGGGCGCTGAATCGCGCCGACCGCTCAATGATCTCGTAGGCCGTTTCGCCCAGCATGATGTTCTGCTGAGGGATGATCGGCAGATTCGCTATGTCACACATGACGGCGATGTTGTACGACGCAGCCAGCTTCGTCGCGATGTCGACGACTGTGCAGTTGCTGATCTGCCCGGATGGCCAGAGAGCCGCGCAATCGAGGATATCCTGACACTTCCCGCGGCCCGTCACGCGAATCTCGTGCATGTTCGCGTTGATGCTAGGAACCACGCGATCGACATAGCCCGTAACGACCGGATCAAGACCGATTGTCAGAATGCACGCGTCGCCTGGCTGCACAACAACATCGTTGGCTTGACCGGGAAACAGTTCGGTCATGCCGATTTCGAAATCGGACGGAAACCGCTCAATACCCCTAGTGCAACGCAGGTAAGTCCAGCCCGATAGCATGTAATTGCCGATGGACAGTAGAATTCCGTCGTTTACCATAACCTTAGAGGTCGAAATGAAGAAAGTGATTTTTCTGTGTGCCGCGATACTTGCTTCGTCCGCAGTTCATGCAGAAAACCGATATAGGTCTTTAGCGAAAGACCCCATGGTTTGTAGCTCCGAATATGCCGCCGAATTTGCCTTCAAGACATCGCGAGATGGCAGCGATGGATCTGATGCAGGCCAGCCCCGCCAAGGCGAGATATGTAGGCCTCTGCGAGCCGATCAGACGTTCGCCGTAGTGCGTGGGGACATCAATGGCGACGGCGTAAAGAGCATTACCAATGTCGCGTATAGCCATGCGTATTTGCCGTACCTTGCCGGGCCCATTGAGAAAATCGCCGAGGACCGAGAGCCAGTCGACAACACTTGCAAAGTAGGCGACTGGATGCCATCCGGAGAAGTCGACCGGCTGGTTGCGGGCAAGGATGGAACACTCAAGCTAAAGCGCTTCATGGTGACCACCGCATGCGTGAATGGCCAGATGAGGTCAAGCACCAAACCGCTGAACTAACCTTACTGCGACAGAGCCTTAAACGAAGTCTGCACAAATGCGGGATGAATTGGATTCGCCTGCGTCACCAGTTCATCCGAACGCGTCGCGTCCCGATAGATCCGGTTCGCCAGAGTCAGGGCGGGAAGCGTCGCATTGAAGTTGAACGTCGCGATGGAGGCGAGGCCGGAGCCGCGCTGGTCCAGATCCGCCACAACAGCCTGACGCAGGGTTCGAAGTGACAAATACACGTCATCCTCGCCCTGGTTAGCTGCGGTCGTGATTTCGTTGTCGATCAGCGCCGCGATGCTGTCGCGCATCGCCGACGCGTCATCCGCCGATGAGGGCTGATATGTCGATGACGAGACGGCAATTTGTGCAATCGCAGACCTTCGCAGCAGATCGGAGCAGGCGTTTTGCATCGTCGCCTGTGCCAGAGCGACCTGAGACGTACCAACGACCGGCGCTGGAGTGAACGACGTCAGCGACGACAGCAGACGGATTGCGTCAGCCGGCGAGGCTGAGGACGCCGCCAGAGCAGTCACGACGCCTTGCGCCGAATTGGCGAATGTCGTTGGATCTGTACCAACGTTCGAAGCCGCCACTGTCAGCGCATTGCCCGCCGTCGTCACCGCCGCCCGTTTAGCCGTATCGGCTACCAGGAGGCTTGAGGCAGTGGCGGCACTTGATACCGTTCCATTCGTTCCGGCGTAGCCACTGTTACCACCGCCAAACAAGCGCCCGAAATTCCCGGCCAGCGTCGAGATCGAGTTCCAGAAACGTTTGACGTCGTGAATCAGCGTAGTGACAGTCTGATACCACCCAATGACCGTCGACACTGCAGCTTTAATGACCGCCGCGCCCTTGATCACCGCCGACGCAATGCGCCTCACGAAACTGAGCAGCGATGATGCGTTGAGGCCGGTCGCCGCGCTTGCAACAGCGGAGCCGGCTGGCTTCTGGGCCTGCGGGTAGAGCCGGTCGCCGCCGAGCACGAAGACGAGCCGCACTTCGACAACGCGACCACGATCCCATGTCGAGCCGAACTCCGCGTCCATGCAATTGACATGGAGAGTTCCCCACGTCGGATGGATAAGAGTCCCGAGGCCAGGGGCCTTCGTTTTACCGGCTATGCCACCGCGTATCGCGATCAGAAGCCGCGCTTTCTGATCGAAAACAGAGCCGCCGCCATAGACCAGACTATTTTCGACGAGGAAGCCCTCAATCCTGATAAGGCTGGTCTGAAGCCCCATATCCTCGACCCAGGGCCTCGTCTCCTTGTTCGGGTACTCGTGAACAACAGAGCGGCGGCCTCCTGTCAGGGACTCGCTCAATACGGCAAACGGTATGCCATTGTAGCTAGCTGGTCGAAGTCGCTTCCAATAATCGCTGCCGCCGCCGAACAGGCTGGCGAGGTCGGATGCCGCCTGCGCAACGCCGCCAATAGCCCCTACAGCGTTACCGACGTTTGCCGAAAAGCTCATACAGGGGGTCCAGTTACGTTAGAGGTTCCGACTCGCGCCGTTGCGGTGCCTTTGCCCG